GGTAAACCATTCTCAAAATAAACTTGTTGTGTCATGACCACTTCATTCTCATAGTCAATAGCAAGAAGGTCATCTGTTTTAATCATACGTTTTTCTGTTTTTATCCACACTCTAAATTTCGGTATCATACCAAATCCTCCTCTTTCACGAAAGTGCCATCAATCCATTTACCGTTAACTACCATTCAATTCCCCTTTCTATTCTTTTGACTAAACATTCACTACAAATACCATTTTGAAATACACAATCATAATCCAACTTGTCTTTCGAAAAGAAAAACTTTCTACAATCTTCACAATCTAACTTATTGTTCATTTGTTTTCTCTTTCTAAAGCCATTCCGATTTTCTCGTTATAGTAACTCAAAACCTTGCTTTGGTTCATTTTTGTTTGTGTGATATTGCCTATAAAAAATTCCAAATCTGCACTCATTTTATCCAACAGTTTAACAACCCTCAACTGATATTCCATATCAGGGATGTCAATCTTTATCTTTGACAATCTAGCTAGTGATAAGCCGGGTTGATTATCTCCGTCCGCACATCGCTCTATTTCTTCACGCTCCATCAACAGCCAATGAAATAGATATCGCTTATCTATCATTTCTTTCGGCTCGACTCTGAAGCTATCATCGTCCATCCAAAAAGGGTCAATATGGAAATAGACTGCCCCGACCGTACCCTTGCGAGTCAATCGGATTGTGTCACTTTCACAATTGAATTTGTCAGTCGTCCCTTTTGCTTTCATACCAGCGCCATAGATAAAATACGGCCCATCCGTTACTTTCGTTCTAGTACCTGAAATAAGCTCGCACACTTCTAACAATCCATATTTTATTATCTTATCTGGCTTCATTCTAATCCTGTCCATCTGCCAGATATTCAATCCAGCAGATAATAATATCCAGATTGCGATAAATCGTTTCATTTTACCACCTCATATATAAATATTTCGTGTCAATATCTTGTTCTAAAATACACTCTTTCAGCGACTTTAAAACCTCCAATGCATCGCTAACTGTTCCCCATCTATTTTCAGGTTCATACTGCACATACTTTTCAGGGTACTGTTCTAGTTCAGATATACCGCGTTGGATGTTATTTACAATATCAGCAACATTGTAAATTGTGCCTTGGTCAAAATCCCAATCCATAGCAATTCTAAACATCTTCCCGAGATTGTATGTCGGAGAACTGTATTTAGGTTCAGCAATACAAATATAATCTCCACTCTCTATTTTCGCTAAGATTTCCAAATCATAACTCATTACTCCATCTCCTCCATCTTTACTTTATACATTCGATCACCTCGATACTTGCTCTCGAGCTGAGCCTTGCATTTGGCAGCATCACCCTCTTTCTTAAAGAAGTGAGTTTCGTCTACCATGTTGTCAAAAAATAATGTTACTGTGTATGACATTTTTACCTCTTTTTCTTAACTGCTACCATGCTACCGATAAATTCTAAAAAGTAAAAAGTTTTTTTCAAGAATCCCTATTTTATGGGCTTTCTCTATTATTACTATTATTTTATATACTTTTTTTAAAAATATAGGTAGAAGAGTAGCATTATATATAAATATTAAATAAAAGTCAGTAATATCAAGGGGTTAGACTGCTACCGATGTGCTACCGATGTCTAGTTTTATCGGTAGAATGCTACCGATCTACCCCTCAACTGCTACCGATGACTACCGATAAATTTTTAATTGCTACCGATTAGATTTTTCCGAATCTTTCACTCTTACGAACCCTTTTGTACTTTTACCTCCTGCCCGGAAAACACTTTTTTTCCAATCAGGATGATTATCCATAATCATGTTAATCTTCGTTGACAACTTCCTGTCATTCGAATTTCTCATAAATAAGTTGTACATCATTTCACGAGTTGAGACCTTATCTAGTTTTTTACTTCCAGGATCAAAGTCGCTACTATTATCGAAATATTTACTTGTGTATTGATGTTGTTGCTGAATAGACCAGTTTTGCCAATTTTCAGGGACGGGCATATCAAGATATTCAAGTACTTGTAATTCAACTTCATCACGATACATGAACTGTTCACGGTAGATATTCAGTTCATCCTCTGTATTTTCATCAAACATCAAATCAGCACCAGCACGATAAATTGTGACAGCCTCGCCCCAGATTTGTTCAATTGTCTCCGGCTCGATTTCCATTGGATGTTTTTTTTGCCGTTTACTATCTGCCATAACTGGTAGAAAACGACGTTCACCCGTCTTGTCTTTTAGATATTCTTTTTGATTAGTAGTCCTGGCCAAAATGAAATTTTTGGCGAATTCCTCGGTCCGTTTCATATAAGGTTTACGGTAGCGTAGGCTAGTTTTTGAGACAAAGGCTTTTGTTTCAGCGAAACTCATTCGATTACTAGCAACCATTTCATCATCATTAACAATCAAGGATTTCAGCATGATATCGTAATTGTCTTTGTTAGCAAAATCCGTGACTGAATCTGTGTACCATGCTCCACCTAACTTTTGGAGGAGTGAGGTTTTCCCAACACCCTGACCACCGACCAGATCAAGAACATAGTCAAACTTAACGTATGGATCATAAACTTTAGCAACTGCACCAACTAGCCACATTTGAGCGATTTTAGAAATTAAAGGGATATCTTCAGCACCGAGATATACTTGAAGCATGCGGTCAATCCGGTTTCTGCCGTCCCACTTTTCAGCTGCTCTCTCCATATACTCAATAACTGGATTGTATGATCTTTCTGAAAAGAAAGTCTCCATGCCATCCAGCATCGCTTGATTCGAGAAAGCAACACCTAATACACTTTCAAAGTAAACTTTTACGACTGAATCAAAGTTAGAAGGGAGCTCACCTTTTTTAAAAAGAGTGTTTCCGATCTTGATGTCTTTAAGGAGTTCATGTTCCTGAGAGAAATCATTGTGTTTTAAATAAATGCTTAGTTGATCATCAGCTTTAAACGCCACAAGTACATTCATCGGGCTGTTTGCTTTGATATCACCTTTTGCATTTGTAATCATTTTATCTTGTGAATTTATACTTACTACATCACCGATTTCTCTCACCTCCTATCTTTTTTAATCATACTTTCAACAGTACGCATCATTTCCTTTTCAGGCAAAGGGTTTGGACTATTTACATTTGCTAATCTTGCAAGTTGAACGACTACTTCATCATCTACCGATCGATATAATAGACCACCTACGAATTTTGCCAATTTATCATTCCGTCCACCTTCATCACCAAAACCAACTGCGATAGTTTCAAAAAGGTCGGTTGTTTGTGTACGATCTCGTGTGTAAGACCGTCTAGCTAAGTCCCTAAGACCATCCTTACCATCATACTTATAGCCATGAGTTTCGCCATACTGTTTTTTTATAGCCTGGATTAATTCTTTTGAAGGAGTAACCATAGTACCACCCTCCTTAGACTTTTCCAGATCCCACTCATACTGCCCTTTTTCTGTTGCTGACGGAGCAACAAGGACATAATTGTTTTCATGAGCTTTGATGTCAACACCTGGTAAGAAATTAATCATTTGAGTGATAGGGGCATCCTCTCTCTTGAAGTAAAAGAGGTGTTTCCCACCGCTTGCCGTCTTAGCTTGCAGTGTCGGTTCAATCAATCCCAGATTTTTCCATTTTTTCAAGGATTCAAAGCCGTTTGACTTGCCGTGTTTGTCAATATCGATGACAAAGAAGTTGGTTGTTTTTAAAGCGATATTGGCATTAGGGTAGCCATCCCAAAAGTTTTCAATCTCAGCTGTAGTCATGGCAGGCTTATCGGCAAATTCAATCAAAGGCATCTTGTTTTTGGGATTGATTGGAATGACTGAGAACCCTAACTTTTGGTACTGTAATGCGTATTCTTTCATCGACGGCATGGTTTTTTCTCCTCTTCGTAAATATAAACAAGTTCCTGGGCCGTATAGTTTGACTGATATTCGGCTTCAGTCATATCCAAGTATGTTAGATAAGCCTCTTCTACTGTCGTGAAAGGACCAAATTCCTCATCAGTTTCATCAATGACCCAGAACTTGTTATTTCTTAAAAAGGGAGGTCATCGTCATCAATATCAGCTTCAGTCAGCGGTTGTGCTTCTTCTTCAAGGTCATAGTTTCGGAACTCACGGCCATCTTTCCCCTTAGTCACAGAGATAACAAGGTTGTAGTAAGAGCCAACTGCCTTACGTTGTAGAGCCTCTTCCAAGGCTTTACCGTCTTCTTCATTTCCTTGCATACTGTCGCCAGCAAGGACCAAGGCTTTAATAAAGAATTTCATGGTGCGTTCAACTGCCCAGTTAAGATTCTTACCGTTCCATTCAGTCAGTGTGCCAAATGTTGCAAATTCCGAGCGTCCACTGTAATCACCGCCACGGATTTCAAATTGATAACCAAGGCTTTCCCAGCCTTTGTCCGATACGTTGAAGGTTGCTTTCTTCAGGACTACTGGATAAGTACCAGCTGGGATTGGTGCAGGACCGTTGGCGCTGTCTTTGCGTGGGTCAAAGCCCTCTTTTTTGATTGATTTTGCGATATCTAGTAAGCTCATGTGTATTCTCCTTTATTTCTTAAAATAGTTCATCATCAGAGGCAACTTCTTTCTTAGGCGCCTCTTTTGGCTTTTCGGTTTTCGCTGGTTTAGTTGTCTTAGCTACTTCTTTCTTTTGCGCTGGCTTGCCCTTTGCAGGCTCAACAGCCCCACGGATAGTTGCCAAGATTTTCAAGATGGCCTTGTCATCAACCTGGTCCGCATAGTAGGTCTTACGCTTGCGGTCAACCTCACGATTGTAGTTATTTCCGATTTTCTCAGTGTGGATCATCAAATCAGAATTTCCGTTGATAAGATTGACATACTTATCTTTCAAGCTTGGTTTGTCTTTGGTAGCATTGCCGTTGTCATCATATTCAGATACCTGACGGCTGATGTAAATAACATTCATTGGTAAGGCTTTGAGGTCAATGACTAATTCTGTGATAGCTTGATTGAAAAAGTCGTAACCTTTACCGTATGGAATTTCTGACAAAGATTTCAAACGTGGTTTACCTGGTGGAGTCAATTCATCACAGACAGCGATCTTAATCATTTCAATGACATCATCAATAACGTCAATGACCACTGTTTCATAAGAATGTTTTTGCGTCTGGAGAGCAAGCAAGATTTCTCCAAGCTGCTTAATTACTGAATTGGTAATTCGTCCCTTGTCATCTTTTTCATTGATCAGCTGAATGCTTGGAACAGTGTTAGCTTCTGCATTCCCGTCTGTGTTCAAAACGATTGGATTTGGGAATTCATTTGCAAGATAAGACTTTCCGCTCATGGTTTCACCGTAGATGAAAAAATTTCGTGGGGTATCTTTAGGAACTTGTGGTTTATTTGCTGGAAGTGTAAATGCCATAATTATAATCCTCCCAAAATATCTTCGATTAAATCTTCAATGGATGGAAGATTATGCTTGATAGGTTCAACTTCTGATCCGTTCGGATAGCTCATCTTGTATTCAATTTCTAAGGCGACAATCTCACAGTCAAAAGCTGTAGCGAGAGCCTTGTAAGTCTTTTTGCTTCCCTCATATTTTTCACGGGGGATTTTTAAACAGTGAGTGATGCAGCAATATTTTGCTTGAAAGGCTAGACTCCCACGATCTTTGTAAGATTCAAGAAATTTTCCGGTTTTACGGCTGCGAAATACAATCATTTCAGTTTTTTTGTTCATTTTGTTTTCCTCTTTTTTTACTTTCTTTATAATAAAATTCGATAATATTCACATCATGCTGCTGCCGTGAACCAGTCACGCGCCACAACAATTGACGATAGTCGTCATATTCACCAGAAGACTTATCCACCGGATCCAGCACGACAACCGTTTGATATTTATGCTGCAGACCATCAACCCCCACTCCAAGAACTTGACTGGTAGCAACCACGATTTTCTTATCAAGTCCTTCTTGGATATCGCCCGTCCAGATTCCAATTTCAGGGTGGCGCTCGCGAATGACGTTGACAATCTGCTTAGACTTGCTGACAATCAGCATGTCATGAGGTGCTCTCTCAATCAAACGGTCTAGCTTTAGCATGAGAGGGGTATCAGCGTTAACTGGTTTCAACTTTGGAAAATCAACGGTTACACCAGTTTGATTTAGGTACTGTTCAAAGGTCTTGCGACCAAAGGACTGTTTGGCCATAGCCGTCTTGTCTCCAACAGTGACCAGGTTAAGCTGCCTAAACTCAGCTAATTTCTCAGGGTTTCCAGCTTTAACTGTGACTGGATAGAACTTGGTTTCAAAACCGTTATTTTCAGTGGCATTCTCAATCTTTTCAATGTCTTCCCAGCGGAAGAAGTTCGGCAAGTTTGAGATATAACTTTCATAATTCCTGAAATCTTCCCACTTCTCTTTTGAGTAGCTGAATGGATCATAGACCATTTTTCCATGAGTCTTTTGCCAGTCAAATTTATTATTTGGGGTTGCCCAACCAAATACCGTTTTTTCAAGCGGATAGAAATTTTGTCCTTTTTTCCGGATTGGCGTCGCTGAAAGACCTATCGTGTATTTTCGCTTTATTTTGCGATATAAGGCCACTTGCTTATCGCTCGACATATTCTGCCACTCATCTATTATCAGCACATCACAGGCTAATTTATGCCCCTTTTTGACCTGATTTTGAAGATACCTGTCTGTTTGGATGATAATCTCAACATCTTTATCAAAGTTCATAAACTTGACTGCATCTATCCAACCATTCAGAATTGCTAGTCGATTGTTTGTGATGATGATTTTTTTAGCTTTTTTATGTTTTGCAATAGCAAGTGCACAGATAGTTTTGCCTCTGCCCCCAAGAGCCTCTAAAAAGATTCCATTAGATAAATGTTCACTTCTTTTAATCGCTTCAGTTTGCCACTTTCTTAGCGTTATTGTGATACTCACTCACCACCTTTCCTATATCATGAACCACTTCTTCAATATCATTTCTCATTGCCCAAAATAATCCAAGTCTTGCTGCCGCTCTGACATCTTGGTGATGACTCTTATCAAATTTCCAAAGGCCTAAGATTTTTAAAAGATCGTTTGGAATATCCGACTTGTAACCTGCATTGAATTGAAGAATGGCACCTGGATAGCAAAGTTGGATATAGGCGATGGTTTCTGCCACGCTATTATCTTTCGACTTGTCGTTATCCCTCACCTTAAATTCTTCAACAATAACTACATCGAATTCAAGGTTTGTTCCGATTTCGTGAAACCAATCAGCGAAACCTCTCATACCATAAGAGACAGCCCAGCTATCAACTAATCTTGCATTATCCAACAAGACAACTCCTGTTGTGCTGGTTTCAATTTTATTACTGCTTGGATCAATAGCTAAAATTTTCATCAAACACCAACTTTCTCAGTCAGCACTCCTGGATAAAGGGCAGTGTTAAACCAATTTTGTTTATTTACCTTTGCAAAGGCAAATAGCGATTTAACTTCTTTTGCTTGTTTTTCGAATTTTCGAATATCTTCTTCCGATTCAAAGATAGGTTTTTCCTTATATTTAGCGACTGTGACCAGCTTGTACTCTGGAGTGAATACTGGCTTTTCATTTCCTTGATCAAGATTTGTTTCGTCTACTTTTACAAAACGAATCGCAACATCAAATAGAAAATCTTCAGTAACAAGTACTTCAATCGATTCCGGTCCAATCACAACTGCTAGTGAATCTGTTACTCGTGTTTTGTTCATCAATTCCATTACTTAATCACCAACTTTTCTGTCCGGACAAGTTCCGCGCCTTTAATTTTCTTACCAGCCTTCAGCAACTCTTTGAGTGTTTTTTTGTCCGGTGCAAGCGTCACTTTTTTTGTAAAATATTTTTTCGGAAGGTCGTCTTCGTTGACCTTGACTGATTCTGGATTCTTAGAAACTTTTATAGTAAGAGCACCGCTCTTAACTTCGGTTTGCCCCGTGACATTCATAGCTGTCATAATGTTGTCCTTGACATAATCCAGCTTTTTCTGTGCTGCCTGTTTCTTCGCTTTGAAGCTCTCTTCCTCAGCCTTGTACATGGCCACATCGGCTTCTAGATTCTTGATAACATGGGCATATCCTTCTGCTTTCTGTTCAAATTGTTCTTGCCAATCGATGGCCTCAAGCGTGTCTGCTTTTGTTTCGTCATCAATATCCATTTGATAAATTGTCAGAAACTGACCTGTCAGTTCGTATAAACTAGCCATCTTTTTCTACCTCTCTGATTTTGTTTGTAAGTTTTGTTAGTCCAATACCTGATTTAGTTAAATCAGCGTTGGACGTGAATAGATGATTTTGATTCATTCTAGCAATTTCATTTTTAGATAAACATGCCAGGTTTGAAATATCATAGTTTGTTTTGTCACCGTCCAGGAAAACAATTGAGTATCCTTTTGGTATCGGCCCGTGATGATCCTCCCACACTTTACGATGTTTCAAAACCCATTGATTAGGTTCTCCAATCTTTTCTTTCGGATAACCGTCTGTTGTGTAGTTGATAGTGCCGACAGGTACATAATTCGGAGGTCGATTACCTTTTTTGAACTGCCCGCTGTTTTTTGGCATATTGGGGTATTTCTTCCCCTTATTGTGAGGAGTCTGACCTTTCTCAAACCTCCCTGTCAACCCACTATGTAGATTATTCCTTCTCCGATAATTCCTAATCTGTTTCTCAGTCAGTGATAATCCGAATTTTTGGTTCATTTCCTTTGCGACATCACGAGAAATCTTATTTTTTTGGATCGATACAAGGTAATCGTGTTGTTCTTTTGTCAATAATTTACCTTGATAGATTTTTCCAACCGGTAATCCAAGGCGTTCGCGTACGCCGCCTATTTGAGCCTTGGTATAGTTTGTCCCAAATTTCTCATTTAGTAACCTAGTTACTTCGGGAGTTAATCGACCAGGGCATATTTCATGCATGTACTCCGTGTACTCATCCTTCCAGCAAAGCGATCGGGGCATTGACTTCACCTACCTTGTCTTTGAATTTTTCAGCATCTAACGCCAACTGGCCAGCTTGTAGGATTTGACCTGAGATAGCGACCATTTGTTTTGATCGTTGGAGTTCCGTCTTTAATTCATCTGCTGTAAGATCCCTGTCGTCCAACGTTTCTAGTTGGGCAAAAAGAGTATTGGTTAAATCTGTCAATTTATTTCGAACCATTTTAAACTCCTTCTTCTACACCTTTTGCGAGTCCCACAGGTGGTTCTACATCATAAGTAAATTGCTTATCTGAATTTCTCAGATTCATGCGTGCAATATTGCTCGCCATCAGCTGACGCTCTTGTCGCTTCTTTTCAGCATGGTAATCCAGTGTATTCACTAGCGACCATAGTCCAATTCCTACGATTGTTACCAGGTAAATGTATTCCATCATCTCGCTTTCTCCTTTTCTTTATAAATTGCTACGATTTTTTCAAAATCAGCAATACGCTGATTGGCTTGTTGGTATTTTTCTTGAAGGTCAATCAATGCTCTGTTTAAATCCAAAGCTACGATTCTCCAGTCAGTATTTATTTCTTTGGATAACCAGTTTTTTATTTTTGTTAAAAAGTTCATCCGACTGACCTCATTTTCTTGCTTTTTTTCATTTCTTTCTCCCATGCTTGAGTCCCACGATATTGCAGATATTCGTCAAAGCCTTTAATAGTTACAAGCTGGCCATCATTCCTAAGGTGTTTCTGCTGGCTAGGTAGCTTCTTCATCTCTCGTCTCATGTCTCCCGCTTGCCGTTTTGAGCATCCGAAGATGTGTTCTAATTCTTCATCATTAGCAGAGACTTTTTCAATGATCACATCTTTAATTCGTACAATTTCAACTGCTTCCATTTTTGCTCCTTTCGTGTTATAATTCAGTTAGTTATTTTGATTAGCGCCTGACTTCTGTTAGGTGCTTTTTTTGTTTTATAATTCTGGAAATTCCTGTTTTAATTTTGAATGATAGTAAATTCCTTTTCTATCCCTCAATCTGCTTGTTAAAAATATTTTAGAGTCACTACCAATATTACTGTCCCAACGGATCCCTGTTATGATTGGATAGATTTCACTACCTATTTCTCTCTTATAAGGTTTTTGAAGTAAATCAAGGACTTTAGGATGATTGTTATTTACGATACGAATATCTTCATCAGTGATAGCGACTTGACCAAAATTTTTTCTAACCTTAACCATTTTATTGGCGACTACTTCAGCAATCATTTCTTGTAATTCGCGTTTACTTATTGTAATTACTTCTTCCATTCTCCTACTCCTCAAACTTTTCCCACGACTCACTGATTCGCAACTTCTTGTTAATGCGAAGCTTCAAGTCGTCACTCCCTTTGCCATCTTTGAAAAGTTGTGTGATAGCTGACGGGCTAACACCTACGACGATAGCCAAATCTGTCTGCGACCACCCACGTTTTTCAATTCGCTCTTTTACAAGCTCAATCCATTTAAGATGTTGTTGGCTCATGTAACCTCCTCCTTTTTTAATTAGTTAAGTTAAAGAGTTAGTAAATTATTTTATAAAATGCTTGACAGTTTTTAGCGTATCTGCTAAAATGAAAGCATAATTAAAAACCTTGATAAAACATTATATCTATCAACTTATTCGCTCGCCAAAGCTATTTATTTTTAGATAAGTTTTTAACTTCGTTTTTTACTAACTCATTAACTTACAAAAACTATTTTAGCGTAAACGCGAAATAATGTCAACTATTTTTGCGTATTTTGTAAAATATTTTTTGTCATGTCTTAGAAAGGCTGATAAATCAATGTTTTCTACTTTTGAAATCGTAAAAGATTTATGTGAAAAACAAGGGATTTCGCTAAATACTTTAGAAGATAAGCTAAAACTAGGCAAAAATTCTTTGTATGGGTTGAAGCGAAACCAACCTTCTGCTGAACGCTTGCAACAAATCGCTGATTACTTCAACGTGTCCACCGACTACCTGCTTGGACGTACGGATAATCCTGCTATTGCTGGAGATTCCAAAGAGTACACATGGCAAGGTAAGACTCTGAATGTAGAAGAAATGGCGTCTAACGTCATGATGTTCGGTGGTCGTGAATTAACAGATGAAAAGAAGAAAATCATCCAGTCTATTATTGAGGGGTACCTTAAAGAAGCTGGTGATTAGAGGTACTGCTTAGTGACCGAAAAAGAAATTATAAGTCATTTTCAGGTTCGTATTGTCGATTTTGACGGTGAACTAATACCTGATGAACTTGGGTTTTACGAAAAAGAAACCAACACAGCTTTCCTGTCTAACAAACTCAGCAAAAAAGAGAGAGTTAAAGTGCTGCTGCATGAACTCGGACACAAAGACCATACACGCTCAGAGTACCAGAACGCTCGCCTACGCTGTGAAAACGAAGCTGATAGGAATATGATCCATCATCTCGTAAAAGACGCGCTAGAAAGCTTAGATGACCCCACAGAGTTTGATTATCTCAAATTCATGTCGTATTACAATCTAAAAACCATGACAAATGAAATCATGGTCAAGGAAGAATATTTAGCATTAGTAAATTAAGGAAGGAGAAAACCATGGATGAATTCGATCCAGCTTTAATTAGTTTCACTACTACCATGGCGACCAAAAGTGCTGAAGCGCCTGCTCATACATTCAACACAGTCTGGCAACTCATCTTCGGGAAGTTGGATTTTTATCTAGAAAAGAAAAAGATAAAATGGAATCACGACTTAAAGGTTTTTGCGGAGAGCTTGGACGATAAAATAAAAAAGGTCCCAGATGGAAATATCCAAGAACCTAAAGTAAGTATAATCGGTCCAGTTTTAGAAGCGACCAAATATTATCTAGATGAAGAAGAACTGAGAGAGTGTTTTGCCAATCTACTAATCTCATCATTAGACGACAGACAAAACAACATTATCCATCACGCTTTTGTAGATATTGTAAAACAGCTAGACCCATTAGATGCTAGAAATTTGAGGGTTATCTCTAAAGTAAGAAATGACATTCTGCCTGTAGCGAATTACTACTACAGAACTGAAGATGGCAATAAAAAGATATTGAAAAAACTTGTTTTCTTAGAAAATAAAGAACAAATCAATATAAATATGCAATCAAGCTCATTGCAAAATTTACAACGACTAGGATTGATAGAGATTGACTTTACTACTTTTTTAACCAAAGAGGATAGTTACCAAGAATTAGATGACAATATCTTTACTGATTTATACAAAGAAGATTTAGGTGATCATTTTGAAACAGAACACGGCATCCTAAGACTTACACAGTTTGGTCAAAATTTTTGCTCAGTCTGTTTGTCAGCTCAGTCAAAATAGCTTCCTCTTTCTGAGATTGCTCGTCTAGTCTTTGCTCTATGTTAGCGATATGCCACTTCATCAAAGCAAAGCAAACGATACAAGAACAAAATATTGATAGAAAAATAGTCATACCATTACCCCTTTTTTCTATCAGTATACACTGAAAAAACAAAAAAATCAAAAAAATCCCCACACTCTCCGACGGCCATCTTTGAGTGTGAGGAAATCGTCTATAAGAAACAACCATTCAAAAGGTCGTTTTCTTGTACCCATTTTATCAAAAAAGTGAGGTAAAATCAATGTGGATGGAAGAATTGCCAAATGGCAAATATAAATTTTTTGAGCGATATAAAGATCCATATACTGAGAAATTAAAAAAAGTCTCAGTAACCATGGGGAAGAAAACACCTCAAGCAAGAAATCAAGCTGCTATCTTGTTGCAAGAGAAGATAAATAAAAAATTCAGCACAAAACAAGTAGAAAGCATTACATTTGAAGAAATCTATAACCTTTTTTATAAATCATGGGCGCAAACAGTAAAGGAATCAACAAAACACAATTATACTTTTGTTGATGCAACTATGAAAAAAGAAATACCATCTGACACTTTACTAGCTAATATCGATAGACGATATATCCAGAGCAAGATTGAAAATATTATTGATAGTAATGGCTATCATACATCTTATAGAGTCCGCAGCAGACTCAAAAGCATCTTCGATTATGCAGTTCAATACTCCTATATCGAAAATAACGAGGTTAATTACACGGTTATTCCTAAAAAGCCGGAAACTTTAGAAGATATTGAAAAAAAGCGCAACAAGTTTTTGACTATGCAAGAAATCAAAACATTAATAGACGCACTAAACAACCAACCGCATCAACAAAAATATGCCGATATAGTAACGGTTCTTGCTCTTACTGGTATGAGATATGGAGAGTTGACAGCATTACAACTCAAAAATATAGACTTCCAAAATAAAAAAATTGAGATTACAGGTAATTTTGATTCAGTAAACAAAATAAAAACATTGCCAAAAACCACAAAATCCATTAGAACAATATTGGTATCAGATGCGGTTATAGAGGCCATACAACGTCAAGTGATCCGCCTCACTGAACGCCATCAGCCGCTAAAAGATGATGATTATATCTTTTGCTTAGAAGTATGGAATAGCCCAATAACATTAGCATCTTTTATTCAAATTATAAAAAAATACGGTGCGAAAGCTGGAATAGAAAAAAATTTATCTAGTCATATTTTCAGACATTCTCACATTTCGTTTTTAGCAGAATCTGGATTGCCTATCAAATCAATAATGGATCGTGTTGGTCACTCAAACGCAAAAATGACTTTAGAAATATACTCCCACACAACACAAGATATGGAGGGTAAACTCGTAGAAACGTTAGATAATATTTTTTAATTCTGCCCCTTTTTTGCCCCTTTCATTCGCATAAAATAACAATAACCCTTGAAAATCTAGTATTTCCAAGGGTTATATTTTTGTCATTAGAATCCATCTACGTTTGTGTAGATCTTTTGTACGTCTTCGTCGTCTTCAAGAACGCTGTAAAGTTTTTCAAAGGTTTCAAGATCATCGCCTGACAATTCCACTTCTGACTGAGGAATCATTTCCAATTCAGTCACTTGGAATTCTTCGATACCTGACTCACGAAGGGCAACGATAGCCTTATGAAGGTCAGTTGGAGCTGTGTAAACTGTGATTGTCCCTTCTTCTGCTTCTACATCATCCACATCCACATCTGCTTCTAGCAATTGCTCAAAGACCGCGTCCGCATCTTCACCTGCAAATACGATAACTCCCTTGTTGTCAAAGAGGTATGAAACTGAACCTGAAGCGCCCATGTTTCCGCCATTTTTACCAAAGGCTGCACGGACATTAGCCGCTGTACGGTTGACATTTGAAGTCAAAGTATCAACAATCAGCATAGAACCATTTGGTCCAAAACCTTCGTAACGTCCTTCTGTAAAGGTTTCGTCTGTGTTTCCTTTAGCCTTGTCCAAAGCTTTATCGATAACGTGTTTTGGCACTTGGGCTTGTTTAGCACGGTCGATAACGAATTTCAAGGCTGAGTTTGATTCTGGATCTGGATCACCTTTTTTAGCTGCTACATAGATTTCTACACCAAATTTTGCATATACTTTAG